GTTTTACGTCAGCGGCAAAGGTTGCATAGTTGTCTTTCCCAGTCAGTTGGATCGGACCACGACCTCTCCACTTATAACCATCTCCAGAGGCTTCTGAACCGTTCCCCATCCGATTAGCATACACTTTGTTTGCAATCTTTTCTGGTTTACGAGCATAACCTGCAGTCGAAGCGATCGTAGGAAAATACTTCTTGAAAATTCCGTTGAGTCCCTTATCTGAGTAGTTGAGGTTCTCAGAGAACACCTTAAACCCACCTGACTCATGAGCACACTGACCGAAGAAGTGTGCCGCTTGATTGTTTGTCAGCTTGAAATAATCTCTTGCTGCCTTATATGTTCCAGGTCCCCATTTACCGTCGGCAACAATGCCGCATTTCGTTTGGAGAGCAGCTAATGGACCAAGACCCGCAGCAATCGGAATTGCCTTTGAAGCAGGAACCGGAGGAGTTGTCTGACGAAGAACTCCAGTGGCCTTCATTGTGGTGGGATCAAAATCCTGAACAGGCGTATATGTTGTGCCACCAGATTTTGACTTCGCAGCAACTAGAAGTTGACGACGATTCCCACCAGCCTTCTTAATCGAAGCGTGAACCCATCCTGAATTCTTATCACCTTTTGTGTAGAACTCAAGAATCACTTGGTCAAATTCAAGATTATCGCCGATCCAATCGGCAACAGTTTTGTTATCAACACCTTTTACTTCAAAGTCAATCGCCTGACCGTTGACATGTTGTGATGTCTTTGAACCACCGACTGCCTTATTCACAAGCGGTGCACGATACGAAGAGTTGATCGTCACAGGACCAAACTTTGCACGAACTGGTTCAAGAATCTTTTCGCAACAGTAACGCATATTCTCAATATGTTCTGGAGTTGGATTATTGCTAAGTCCAAGTTTTTTAGCCGTTGGAGAAACAGTCATTTCTTCTAGAGCAAAATGTTCAGTTAGTTTCATTTTTATCGCCTTTTACTATGTACTTTATTTGGGTTTTAGAGTATAACTAATAATGCGGCCAGATACTGGAGATCCAATGAATTTTTATACCAATGTTACTCGTCATCGAAATCAAATTTTAGTTCGCGGAATATCTGACGGCAAACCTGTCAAGTTTTCTGTGAAATACAAACCTTATTTATTCGTTCAAGCAAGTGCACAAACCGAACATAAGAACCTGAAAGGTGAATATGTCGGCAAGATGCAATTCGATTCCATGTCTGAAACACGAGAGTTTCTACAAAGTTACGAAAACGTGGCAGGCATGAACATCTACGGCCTCTCCGATTGGCCTTACATGTATATTTATGACAAGTATAAGGGTGAGATCAAGTATGATCCTGCCCTCGTTTCAGTTTGTTCGATCGATATCGAGACCAGCATTGAAGGTGGTTTCCCCGACATCGAGAAAGCAGACAATGAAATCACAGCGATTACCATCGGCCGCAATGGTAGAAAGACTACTTTTGGTTGCGGTGAATATCAGGAGCATCAAGACAATGTACAATATTACAAATGCGCAGACGAATCTGCACTCTTACTCGCCTTTCTCGAAGTCTGGAACGGATCACTCTATTCGCCTGACGTTGTCACAGGCTGGAACATCGAGTTCTTCGACATTCCGTATCTTGTCAACAGGATTCGAAAGGTTCTTGGAGATGATCACGCTGAACGTCTCTCTCCCTGGAAAATACTTCGTGAATACAAAGTTAACAGCCGTGGACGAGACTGCATTTGCTATGCCCCTATCGGCATCGCCGTCCTTGATTACATCAAACTCTACAGGAAGTTTACGTACACAGAGCAGGAATCTTACCGACTTGACTACATCGCTCAAGTTGAACTCGGCGAAGGAAAGCTTGACTATCGCGATGAAGGTTATACCGACCTCGATGACCTTCGGCTAAGAAACTTTCAACTCTACATCGAATATAACGTTCGAGATGTTGAGATCGTTGAGAGACTCGAAGACAAGCTAAAGCTCATCGAGCTGGTCTATGCTTTGGCTTATGACGCTAAGGTAAACTATGAAGATACCATGGCAACCGTGAAGCAATGGGACGTGATCACTCACAACTATCTTCTCGATCGAAACATCGTGGTTCCTCTCAACGATAAGAATAAACCCGACCGAGCCTTCGTAGGCGGATATGTCAAAGATCCAAAGGTCGGCATGAGTAAATGGGTTGTGTCGTTCGATCTAAACTCCCTTTATCCTCACCTTATTATGCAGTACAACATCTCGCCAGAGACGCTTGTCACTCGCTTAAAAGATAAGGTGTCGATCGACGACCTACTTGTTGGTGGCGCTAGTCAGTTCGGTGGCTATCTTGATAAAACGAACTGCACTATCGCCGCCAACCTTTGTATCTATACAAAAGAAAAGCGTGGCTTCTTGCCATCGATTATGGATCGTATGTATGACGATCGTACTCGATATAAGAAGCAGATGATCAAGTGTAAGAAAGAATACGAGAAGACGAAAGAACCCCAGCTCGTCAAAGAAATTGCTCGTCTCGATAACATGCAGATGGCCAAGAAGATTCAGTTGAACTCGGCTTATGGTGCTCTCGGCAACAAGTGGTTTCGCTGGTTTGACGTGAACAATGCCGAAGCCATTACCACATCTGGTCAGCTCAGCATTCGTTGGATCGAGAATAAGCTCAACGACTATCTCAACAAACTGTTGAAGACCGAGAACTTTGACTATGTATTGGCTTCCGATACCGATTCAGTGTATGTGACTCTCGAATACCTCGTGAAGAATGTATTCGGTGATGATGTTCCTGAAACGAAGAAGGTGATCCAATATATCGACAAGATCTGTAAGGAACGAATTGAACCATTCATCGACCGTTCTTATCAAGAGCTTGCCGAATATATGCGTGCATATGATCAGAAGATGCAAATGAAGCGAGAGAACATCGCAGATAAAGGTATCTGGAAGGCCAAGAAGATGTACATCTTGAATGTATGGAACTCTGAAGGTGTTGAGTATGAGAAGCCGAAGTTGAAGATGACAGGCATCGAAGCAGTTCGATCCTCGACTCCGACTGCATGTCGTGATGCCATTAAGAAATCTCTCGAGATTATTATGGCTGGATCCGAATCGGATCTTCAGAAATATGTGGCCAACTTTAAGTCAGAGTTTTCTTCTCTTGGATTTGACGACATTGCTTTTACTCGCGGTGTCAAGGATATCGAGAAATATTGGGTAGGTGGTAGGTTCCAAAGCCAGACACCTATTCACGTTCGCGGTTCAGTCGTCTTCAATGAAATGTTGAAGAAGAAGAAACTGACAAATAAATATCAATTGATTACCAGCGGTGAAAAGATTAAGTTCGCGTATCTCAAAAACCCGAACCCGACACAAGACTACGTGATCGCATGTCCGAATGGTCTACCAAAAGAATTGAAAATGGAAACCTATATCGACTATGCGGTGCAGTTCGAGAAAGGCTATCTTAGCCCTATCGAGTCTATCACAAATACAATGGGCTGGCAAGCAGAAAAAAGAGCAACACTCGAGGATTGGCTAAACTAATGGCAAACTTAGACATCGATTTAGATTTTGATTTTGGTTTCACGACTTCTTCTGAAGAAGAAATCAAACAAGAAGGTACTGATAAGGCAAGGCACATGTACGATGCCATCATGCCTTTACTTACAAACTTAAAGAAAGACGCAGATAAAAACCCGATCATTAACTGGCCTAATCGTGGCGAGAAGATCGATCTCTTCATTACTAAACTGAATAAGATACTTGCGAGTTAATAAAAATACTTGTGTACAAATAAAGATATATCGTATATACTGGGACAATCAGACAAGGAGAAGTTATGTCAGACCTATTAAATAAATTGCGTAAGAATACCACAATCAAAGATTCGGATATCTTATCAGATTCCAAGTTCTTCAATGCCAAGGACATGATCCGCACGACAGTGCCTGCAATCAACATTGCATTGAGTGGTAAAATTAATGGTGGCTTCGTTCCTGGTCTGACTATTTGGGCAGGTCCATCAAAGCACTTTAAAACTTCGTTCAGTCTTCTCATGGCGAAGGCATATATGGACACTTATCCTGATGCAGTCATGCTTTTTTATGACTCAGAATTTGGTACTCCTCAAGCTTACTTCGACTCGTTCGGCATCGACACATCTCGAGTTCTCCATACTCCCATCACAGATGTAGAACAGTTGAAGTTTGATATTATGCAACAGTTTGGTGAGATCAAGCGCGGTGATCATGTCATCATCGTAATCGATTCTGTTGGTAACCTTGCATCGAAGAAAGAAGTCGAAGATGCATTGAAGCAAAACTCGGCAGCCGATATGACTCGTGCAAAACAACTCAAGTCTCTCTTCCGTATGGTAACACCACACCTCAATCTGAAAGATATTCCGCTAGTCGTGGTCAATCACACCTATCAGACTCAAGAGATGTACTCGAAGGCTGTGGTTTCTGGTGGTACAGGCATCTATTACTCGGCTGATAACATCTTCATCATCGGGCGTCAGCAAGAAAAAGATGGCAAGGAAGTCACTGGTTATAACTTCATCATCAACGTCGAGAAGTCACGTTATGTAAAAGAAAAATCAAAGATTCCTATCGAAGTGTCATGGGACAAGGGTATCAGCAAATGGTCTGGTCTCTTGGATATGGCACTCGAGTCTGGTCATGTCATCAAGCCAAAGGTTGGTTGGTATCAGAAGGTTGATATGGAAACTGGCGAAATCCTTGACAAGTCTTATCGTATCGCTGATACCTACAACGTTGGTTTCTGGCATCCTATTTTGATCTGCCCGAAGTTTGTTGACTTCATTGAGAACAAGTATGCTGCAGCCAACGGTGCTATTATGCAAAGTGAAGACGACGTGGCAGATGTTTATGAGATGGAGGATGAATGAGAATTGAACATATCATATTTGGAAATCTTATCGAAAACGAGGAATACGGTCGTAAGGTCATTCCATTCCTCAAAGAAGAGTACTTTACCGACACTGTAGATCGTAAGATCTTCTCTATCATTCATGAATATGTGGGAAAGTATAACAACTTTCCTACAAAATCTGCTGTCGAGATCGATCTCAACGATGTCGGTGGTTTGTCTGATGATCAGTTTAAGACTGCAAAAGAAGTTGTCTCTGGACTTGACAAATCTGAAGATCGTGATGTGGCATGGCTCGTAGATAATACCGAGAAGTTTTGTAAAGACAAGGCTCTATATAATGCTCTGATGCAATCGATTCAGATCGTCGATGATAGTAAGAAGGATAGCATATCTGTTGGATCCATTCCTCAGATCTTGACTAATGCTCTCGGTGTTTCTTTCGATAGTCATGTTGGTCATGACTTCTTGAATGACGCAGCAGAACGCTATGAGTTCTATCATCGGAAAGAAGTTCGAATTGGTTTCGATCTCGATCACTTTAACAAGATTACTCAAGGCGGTCTCCCTCGCAAGACACTCAATATTGCTCTTGCTGGCACTGGTGTCGGTAAGTCATTGTTCATGTGTCATGGCGCGGCACATAACTTGATGGCAGGTCAGAATGTCTTGTATATTACTCTCGAAATGGCAGAAGAAAGAATCGCCGAGCGTATCGATGCCAATCTTCTTGGTGTCACGCTTATCGATCTCAAAGATCTGCCACAGGCAATCTACTATAAGTTGATCGGAAGAGTCAAGGAACGAGCAAAAGGTAAGCTCATTGTGAAGGAGTATCCAACAGCATGCGCAGGCGCCGCAAACTTTCGACATCTCTTAAACGAGTTGAAGATCAAGAAGAACTTTATCCCGGACATTATCTACATCGATTATCTCAACATCTGTGCATCTTCGAGGATCAAACCGGGATCGAACGTGAACTCGTACACCTACATCAAGGCGATCGCCGAGGAACTTCGCGGCCTCGCCGTCGAGTTCAACGTCCCTATTGTTTCGGCGACTCAGACTAATCGTTCTGGTTTTAGTAGC